ATTGGACATCGATACAAATCTTTCAAATTCATCTATTCAGAGAGAAACTGGTAATGTGTTTGCATCTGGATTCAATGATAATCCAGATAACAAGGTTAAGATCTTTGATGTTGCCAATGATAAAGTTAAAAAGTATGGTCCTGTTAATAGATGGAGAGATATCCCTAGATCTACTACAGAATTGAAGATCATGCCCACAAAATGGATTCCTGATGAAAGAGAGCAAATCAAGAGAACCTTTACAGTCACTTGCACTTTTGAGTCACCTACAGGAAGTTGTGATTTTGGACCCAGAGAACCGTTCCAACAACAACCATCAACAACCACTACAGATCCTGAAACGGGACAAACATCCACCTTTACACCAGCTTTGGGTTGCGGACAACCATGCTGTCCACCACAACCAAATGAGCAAATGACATGGAGTTATACTAAATATTTCGTCAATAACTTTAGCAATGCTGCTAATAGATGGTCTAATATTATTAAGACCTATAATGACCACCCATCTAACGCCAACTGGAGTTTCTTGTAGTCATGGGATATAGACCAATTGGAGTACCATCAGGTATTTGTTCAGGGCATGGACTTCTTTTGCCTGCATTCTTGCATCAAAAGATTGGTCCGATCCCTTTGGTTGTGGCAACTAAGAATATATCATGTGCTTGGATGCCTATCAGCACAATTCCAATCGTTCCAATCAAAGGAAAGGTTCTAATCGAAAAACAACCACCTTTGGTTCAAGGTGATGTTTTGATTCCTCACCCAGCAATTGGCACAAACCTCGTTAAAATCCCCTGTAAGGGTGGTCTATGTCCTGTTCCGTTCGGATGTACCAAACTTACGATTGAGGACATTATAGGAGGTGGTGGACACACTAGAATCGTGGTTCCTTGGGCAATCCCGATGGCAAACCCACCAACAGTTTTGGTTACAGGTATTCCGATTGCTAGAGTCGGAGATGATTTGGGAACCAAGACCCCTGGCAAGGCACCATGTTGGTCCAAAATCGCAACTGGCACTTGGACTGTGTTTACAATCTAATTTGTGCTATAATATCAGCAGTTCACAAGTCAAACTATGGCAGCACGTTCAAAATCTATCAGTGGCGGCAAACTGATCGAATCGAAACCCAAAAAAACTCGGCAGGGATCGGGACAGCATACCAAATATGCTTCGAGTTCACGCAATAATGCCAAGAAACGTTATCGTGGTCAAGGCAAGTGATCAATACCCACTCCGAAAGGGGTGGGTTTTTTACTATAAATAAAAAGACGGGATAGCAACCCCTCAAAAAGTTCTAAAATCCGTGCTTTTGGAGGAAAATGGCAAACAATCCTATCCCTGATCAAGGTAATGCGTTTATTGAATCGGGTATGACACTTATCACTGATCCACGCAGTGATAAATATCTTAACATGGCAAGGAAAAATAAGAAAAATCCTCCCGAAGATAGAATGAGCAAGTGGTGTGGAGGAAAAGACGGATTTGACGATTACGTTGAAAGACTCTAATGGCAATCACAGGAAAAGTCACTGATATTTCAAGAGCATTCAGGGATGTGAAACTTTCATTCCTGAAAAATCCTGGTACAGATGACGTTACACAAGTAAAAGATGCAAATGCAATCCGTGATGCTGTAAGAAATATTGTTTTGACCAGATTTGGTGAAAAACCTTTCAATCCATCTTTCGGTTCTCAAGTAGGAAATCTGCTTTTTGAGCAAGCAGACCAATTCTTGGGTGAAGTTTTGAAAGATGAGATTGAAACAGCAATCAATAACTTTGAACCCAGAGTAACCATCGACAATACAGATATATACTTACTGGAAGATAGTAATGAAATTGAAGTTGAGATTGAATTTACAATTATTGGTCAACCACTAAAACAAACTGTGACATTCCTACTAGCAAGGTAAAAAATGGCAACTAGACCTTCAAATTTAACGACTCTTGATTTTGAGGAAATCAAAGAGTCTATCAAGTCTTACCTAAGAACTAGATCGGAGTTTACTGACTACGATTTTGAAGGTTCTACTCTGTCGTATTTGCTGGACATTCTAGCATACAACACTTATTACTCTGCATTCAATGCAAACCTTGCTGTTAATGAACTATTTTTGTCCACATCAACAATTAGGGACAATGTAGTCAATATCCTCAAGTATTTTAACTATACACCTGACTCAATCAGTGCTTCTAAGGCAGTTGTCAATATCAATTTGATTGTACCTCAGATTGAAGATGGTGAATATCCCAACACTGCTACTTTGAAAGCAGGATCTGTTCTAGCATCAAGAATTGACAACGAATCTTTCATTTTTTCGATTGTAGAGAATGTTACTGTTCCTGTCAACTCAATTACAGGTCAAGCAACTTGGAATAACCTCACAGTTTTTGAAGGTCAGTTGCTTGACTATGAATACGTGGTTGATAAAACTGATACAACACAAAGATTTGTCATTCCCAACGAAAATGTTGATATTTCGACATTGAAGGTTTATGTTAGACAGTCCGAAAACTCCACTGTCAGAAATAACTACGTTAAAGCACAAACTATCATTGATCTAGACTCAAAAGATCGTGTTTACTTCTTACAAGAGGTTGAAGACCTTAGATATGAGGTTTATTTCGGTGATGGGGTCTTTGGTAGGGAAAGTGTTGACGGTGAGGTTGTAGAATTTAACTATATCCAGACTCAAGGTGCATCTGCTAACAATGCAGGGTCATTTTCGTTTACTGGAACAGTGGTTGATGCTGTTGGTAGAGATATTACCTCAGAAGCAACTATTACAGTGGTCTCTAAGTCTTCTGGTGGTGTTGCTGCTGAGTCCCTAGAGAAAATCAAGTTCAAAGCACCCAGACAGTTCTCTACTCAGAACAGAGCAGTGACATCTAAGGACTATGAGAACATTTTCCGTCAAATTTACAGTGATACTGATGATGTTATCGCATATGGTGGTGAGGAACTAGATCCACCTCAGTACGGTAAGGTCTATTTGGCAGTTAAGACCAAAACAGGTCTAAACATTGATACAAACACAAAGAGAAACCTTGTTAGGTCACTAAAAGATTACACTATTGCATCCATCATCCCAGAAGTTGTTGATGCGAAGGTTCTTGAGGTTGAATTGAGAACTACTGCATACTATGACATCAACACTACTAATCTATCACCTAACGAGATTAAAAATTACGTTGAAACTGCAATCAACGGTTACATCAATGGTGAGTCAGTTAAGAAGTTTGATGGTAAGTTCAAATATTCAAAAATTCAAACAGCAATTGATAATGCTCACCCATCAATCACATCAAACATCACCAAACTAAGAATCCGTAAATGTTTCGCACCTTCAAAGGGTGTTGCTTCATCATATTGCATTGATTTCCACCAACCTATCAATAATGAGTGTCATGGAATTTCTTCTTTGGCAAGTTCAGGATTTACAACTGCAGAATATGGAGCAAACACGACAGTTTACCTAGATGAAGATGGAATGGGCAATCTCAGACTCTTCAAACTCGAAGAATCTGAAAAGGTTTATGTCAACGAAACAGCAGGCAAAATCAATTATAGCACTGGGGTTGTGGACATAAATACCATCACTGTCCTAGACACTTCTATCAGTGATCAAATTAAGATTTCGATAGTTCCCAATTCATATGACATTATCTCCAAATTTGATGTTTACCTAGCAGTAAACGGATCTGAATGTGGTATTGCTCCTGTTATCAACGTTGTTCCTGACATTGCTGGTATTGTTATTGATTCCACAACTACAAACAATGGTGAACCTGCAGACTTTGCAGATGGAGGTGGAACAGGAACTGGTGGAACTAATGAAACAGGTACAGGAACTGGTTCTACTGGTGGAGGCACCACTGGAACAGTTGGTACAGGAACTGGTGGTGGTGGCACCACTGGTGAAATTCCAAATGGTAGTACCGATGACAACCTAGATATTATAGGACCAGCAGACGACACTCCTGAGTGTTTCTAATCAGATAACAGAAATATAAAAAGAGATGCAAAAGAACATTGCCATATCGGATCGTATTGCAGGTCAATTTCCTGCATTCATCAGACAGGATTATCCCACTTTTGTAGAATTTGTTCGTGGCTATTATGAGTCACAGGAACGTAGTGGATACCCTATTGATATTCTGAACAACATCACAAGATACTTTGATGTTGACACGTATCGCAATGCTAAGATAACATCTTGCACCAGTCTGACTAAGAATGTACTGAAGGGTGACAAAACCATTGAAGTCGAAACCACTGAGGGTTTCAAAGACAAAGATGGTATGATTCTGATTGATTCAGAGGTCATCACTTATGCATCTAGAACTGAGTCACCTAAAGCAATCTTCACCACTGGCATCTCTGGGGTGGAAGTTGCTAGAAAGAAAATTGAACTAGACTCCCTCTTCTTTGCGTTTAATGGAACGCAGAGACTTTTTGATCTTAAGTATCTTGGTGCGCCTGCTTTTATCACAGATGTCAATCATGTAATTGTTGAGATCTTTGGTAAAATCCTAGAACCTGGAACTGATTATGTTATCCTCAATAACAATCATATTCAGTTTACCAATGCTCCTAGAACTAGACTGCCTCTAGA